GTGGGTGTTTTGGAAAGCACCGCGACGCTCGCCCAACCATGCTTGGGATACCTCAACAGGCGTGTGCCTATCGTAATGACCGTACTTGGTACGTACGGTTCTTTCAGGTCCTCTCCAAAGTATTGTCGGCATACGAGGTCACTCCTTATTCATGCCACCAAGAGCCATACTGTAGCGTTTGCAGTGTCATCTGTAGTCCCATCTGCTGTTGCTTCACAGTCTGCCGTAATGACAAGACCACTAAAGGACAATGCTAGGTTCGCTGTTGCGTCTTTGCTGTGTCCTATGCAAGATAGGATAACATTTGCTCCACCACTTAGTGTAATGGTTTCTGCCTCTGCTAATGCACCTAAGGTCATACAGACCAATCGTGGTTGCATTCTGTTACTACCGTCAGACTGACGGGCTGCGAAAGATGTCAAAGCGCCTGGGTATCCAGTTAGCCATGTTGTATCATCTTGGTCCACTCCCGCTTGTAGCGGAAGGTCTAGGTCAACCGCGACTGTCGCGGATGCACTTGTTGTGTAAGTTATTCCTCTGTGTGTTGTTGCTGCCATATCATATCACCTCTGTTATCTCTCCACAAACCTCAAGCAAGGTCACGGATTGAACCTCCTGCACCGAAGAAAGAGTCCCATACTTCACCCATGGTTCGGTATAGTCCTTCTTGCCCTAGTCTGTTTATCGCGAATGGGTCACCAGTTTCGATACCAGACTCAAAGTACTGAGTCGGGATAGCGGTCTGGAACCACAAGTAGTCAGTGTCGAAGTAGTAAATCCTCGAAATGCCTGATGTATCCTGCACTACGTCCTTGGACGGAATGATTGGCACACCGTTGTATGTTGCTACTATGAAACCTGCTTCGATACCTGGAACACCTTTCACACCGTTGTATGTTGGTGTTACTCTCTTGGATTCCATGAACCTTTGCTGGCTCTGCAAGAGTTGTTGTACGCGCATTAGTGTATCATACCCTGTTAGCATAACCTTGGGGTTACCACCACGCTTCCAAATCTGCTGGAATAATCCGTCCAGTTGATTCAGGCTTAGGTTCCTGTTGGTATTTGCTGCGGCAGACACGTCTACTTCGGCACTGTGGAAGTCTGAACTACCATCACGGGTGATGGAATACAGGTCGTGGTCTGTAGTTGCGCTTACGTGACCTGTGCTGGTTGTCATCGAGTCAGGGTCTGTTGTCAGACGGTCTAGTGACTCAAGGTCGTTACCTGCTGGGGTCTCAACATCTTCTAGAAGCATTCTATTGATGTGGTCAGCGTGATGTTTACCCATTTCCTCTTTGAGGACTTGGCGTACATCTCCAAGACCGTCATCCTTGTCAGATAGGAACATGCTTACTTCGCTTAGGTCGAAAGCGTGCCCAATCGTCTTTGGCTTTGCAGCCACGTGTAGGAAGTCAGGTTTGGTAGTGTCAGGTAGAGTAGCGTTCTCAGCCAGTCCACCACCTACTGTGAAGGAAGGTTTGGAGGTAATAATTCTCCATCCACTTCTTTCCCAAGGTTTCTTTGGGAGGATTGAGAACGCATTGAACTCTTGGTTCAGTTGCGACCAAACTTTCCTACCATAGATTGCTTGGTAAGTACCAGCAGTAGTGCTCATAAGCGGTGCATCCGCTTTGAGTATGTCTCCACTACTGTATGTGTACCCAGTCGTTGCTGTACCACCGTAGTAGTATCTTTCCATATCTTGTATTGTTCTTACGTAGTTACGTGCCATATTCAGTTGCCTCCTTGTAGTGCTTTTCCAGCCATCCTGTGAACGTCATCCCATGACATCTCTGCCATGTCTTTCGTCTCGGGGATTGTCATCATTGGAACAGTTGCAGATTTCTGTATAGTGTCGCTTTCAGTGGATGAGAAGTTCTCGATTCTCTCACCTAGAGCGATAACAGCCTTCTGTAGGTCTGCTAGTGGGCCACGTGCATCGAACTCTGTTCGTGCTTTCTCTGTCTGTTCTGAGTTAATCTCCTTTTGGAGTCTCATTGAGAACTCGTTACCAAGTTCAGTCTTGAACTTCTGCTCTAGAGCAGCAGCCTTGTAGACTTGGTAAGCCTCTTCAATTTGAGAGGGAGATACGGCTTCGGGGGAGATGTAGTCATCTGCTTTGATAACATTCTTGTTACCGCCAGGAGCAGAGCCCATGTTCATCTTTGGCCTCTTGCTGGAATCATCTTCACCAGCACCTTCGATACTGCCCTGCCCACGGTGTGTGTAGCCTGGCTCTCCAGGGGAGTAACCTTTCTCTACCCCTTCGAGGTCTAGAGATGACCTTGCAGCCACTGGGTCATACCCAGCAGACTTAACGGTGGTCTCTAGCCAGTTCAGATAATCTGTCGAGATAACATCATCAAGGTCGTCAGATGCTTTGTACATCTTTTCGTCCTTACCTTTATCCATATCGACGTCTTTTTCCTTTTTCTTGTCGTCTTTTTCGTCCATTGCTTTCTCTGCGTCTTCCGATTTATCAGCATCTTCTTTGGCAGCCTTTACAGCAGCCTCTGCTTGGTCGGCATCGTCGAGTCTCTTAGAGAGTCTCTCCAACACATTCTGCAATTCATTCATCGTTTCACTTTCATCACTCATGTTTTCACCTTTGTTTGTTGTTGTATCCTCCTTTAGGATTCTAAATTGGGCCTCAGGATTGATGCCCTTCTCACAAATGGTCACTTCATGTAACTCCATGCGGCGTATTTCACGATAGTCACCTCTAGTGCCGTCGTGTTTATTGACACGCTCGAAAGCCTGCCCACCGATGGAGAACGATTTCAAGTTCCCCTTGCGAATCTCTGCTGCTACTTCTCGTGCCTTCTCTATATCGTTGCGGAGTTTGATAACAACGAACATTCCCGTGTCATCTACCTCCGACTTCCATACTCGGCCACCAGTATCAGTGTAGTCAGGGATTACCTCCCCTACTTGTATGTTAGAATGTGCTAGTTGGACGTTTCTGAAACCTGGAGATTTCATGAACTTACCGAAGGCGTCCTTCAATGCGTTCTTTGTGATTAGGTCTCCTTGCTTGTCAACCATCTCAACAGACGCATACCCTGCTACGACTAAGTCAGAAGTCCTAGATTTCAATAAGACAGGGTCTTCAATAGGAGCCTGCATCATGAGCATTAAGGCACGATTTTTTTCTAATCCTACTTAAATCCCTATGATGATATCGGGAGTTTTAAGTGTTTATTGTCTTTTTCTTTATTGGATGGTGAGAACTTTGGGCAATCTTCTGCTTTATGTCCCATACCTTGACCGCAGTCCTCTCCGACCTTTGCCCCACACCAACAATCTCCGCCTTTCTTTTGTCTGTGTGCTGGGTCATGGTCAGGTAGGTTATACCCCTCGGTGTTCTCTGTAGGGCCACTAGGAGATTCAACAGGTGTGGCATAATCTATACCCAACCCTTTCGGGCCAGTAAAAGTCGTCTTCTCTTTCAATACATTATCTAAAGCCTCCAACGCAGTCGTTAGTTGCTTGGCTAATTTAGGGTCTTTGAGTAATCGCTCTGCAGGCTTCAACACTTTCTTGGGCTTCTTGTCATGATTTGCTGGAGGCTCCGGTACCACATTTGCCTTCTTAGTCTTCTTTGTTTCTATCTCTGCTCTTAGGAACACAGCAGCGAGTGGTTCCCAATACTCTCTTTGTGATTCGGCCAACGTCTCTAAGTATACATTAGGGGCATCTACTGATTTGATGAGGAAAGAATGACCGTGTGGTTCAGTGTCATACACAACATGTCCTGCTGGGAACTCCAAATGCACACTACCCTTTTTCACTCTGACATTGTGGGGCACATCTTGGTTCTTCTCTCCACTCAATAGAGATAGGGTTTGTAGGCTGTCTGTCGAGTTGGCTTCGGCATCTTTGATGTATTTAGCGCCATGTAAAGTGAATACTTTCAGATTGTCTCTCCCTTTCGCGGTGACATTTGATGTCTTGACAGTAATGCATTGGCCAGGCTCTAACCCGTCCTTTGTTAAGGAGCCGACATCCATGTAATGTTCACCCTTGAACTTCACAGCCCTGTTACCCAAGCGCTTGGCTTGGTCTTCTAACAATGGACCTACTCCTAAGAGACAAGCACCTCCTGTCTCTAACACTATAACATCTAATTGATGCTCTTTAGTCATCAACAACCATTTTGGGTGTCTAGTTTCTCCCTTCATGTAAGTGGAGTCTGCGTCTCTCAGCATGACCTGCTTAACCCCTTTCTCTTTCATGAGGTCATCGACTGCTCTCTCTAGCCCCACTGTATCTACCCTCTTTGTATTAATTGGTGCAGGTATAAGCACTACCTCGGTTGCTGCAAAGTTGGCTCGGAGATGACGTACTCTATCTTTGGTCTCTGTGTTCCCTAAGTCTTCATCACCGGCCTTCACAATATCTAGTATGTGCAATATCTCCCCATCCCAAATACAATCGACTAGGAAACCCGCTTTATGACAAGAGCGCACGCCCTCTCTGATTTTACTTGGTAAAGGCACAGTCTCTTTGTGTGTGTTGTAAGCCTGTACTTTGCTACCATTCTTAGAAACCATCACTCTTTCGCCTTTTGGCCATGATGATAAGACCCAATCTCCAGACAGCCCTTTGAATGAATCAAGGTCATCTAATGAGAAAATGCGGTGCATTGCTTTGACTGGTACAGGCTTCCCTTCGTCTTTATCGTCCTTGTAAAGTAAGTCCATATCGGTCAGCACATCGAAAGACCGAAGGATTTCCCCACTACCGCTCACGTTTTGCTGACCTGCTGGTACACTTTCAAAGTTGTCTTGACCATTCGGTGTAGAGTCCAATGTTGAACCCACCATTCTATTCATTACCTCGGGATAGAAATGAACTGCAGTTGTAGGTTCCCCTGTTGGTAATTCAGTCATGCCCGATGACATCTCTCCCAGTGGTTGCTCTTCCGTTGCCACCCCAAAATGCTGGTGTGTTATTCTGTTAAAAGGGAAGCAAGACAGTTTCGAGCGAGACAGGTCTCCTCTACTACCTACTGGGACACTGCTTGGTTGTACTCTCACTATATCCATTTTCTCATGTATATTATCCCACCTCCCTCTACAATGGAAAAAATCGGCTAACATCTCGAACTTCTTATCTAAGGGTAAGGAATCATTGTAACCCGCCAAAGTGTTAGCGTGTTCGGGGAATGCTAGCCGGCCATTTTTGTTCTTAGCAGTGGTTAAGTCTCTAGCGATGATTGACATTATACTTGCAGAACCCTTCGGTGCGTTGAGTAACGAACTCCACTCATGGAACAACTCATTCTGACTAACTGAGTTGCTCATCTTGGCTTTGAAATAGTTTCTCAGTAAAATACTAAGTTGAGCACCTTTACCATACTCTATTATCTTCTTACCAGTGGTGCTTTTCTCTTGCTTGTAACCTTGGTTCATTTTATCTGGTTTCATCCAACTTAATGGATTCAAGTCCTTCTCATGATGATTGACCCTCTTTAGATTCTCTATATGGTCCGCAGTGTTTAATTTCTCATGTTCTGTTTTCGAGTCTCTATCTCGCAACATTTCCAACTTAGTCCTTAAATCATGAACGTAAGTTGGGCTGTACATCCTGTGGAGCCTCTCCAGTATCTTCGGGTGGCCTTGGTCGGGGTGTAAGTAAGAGTCGAGTAATACGTGCCCGTCTACATCTCTATCTGGTGACTCTTCTGTGATTCGCCTTAGTGGATGAGGGCGTTTGTTCTGTGCTTCAAATGAACGTCTATCAGATATCACATATTTACTGTAATTAGATTTAGAATGGTAATCGTTGTATGTGAGATTGTTAGTCTTTGGGTCATAATCAAACCCAGCATCAGAGAGTTTTTGTGTCCAATCTTCAATATCGCCTGAGTCTATCGCGGCTGGTATGACATTTCTCATCACTCTTTTCATCAAATCTCCATCATCCCCCTGCATGAGATGATATCCAGACTCTAACATTCTATACATCATAGTACGTCTACGTGATAACTCTGCTCTACCAGACACTGGTAAGTCAGAATGAATACGAAGATTCTCATCCTCGAACTTAGACATCTTCTCTTTTAGAGAGAGGTCCGCGTACGTATCATCTTTGTTAGCGGCTCTTAAGGCGTAATCGGCTAGAGTGATAGGCCATGAGTGCTGTAGTGCTTGGTACAAATTGACCTCGTCTTTGACTATCTGCATAACCTTGCCTGGACTGACCCCTGCTCTGTAATAGATATCAGGCTCATCTTCTAACTCATACTCGTCACCTAATTCTTGATGTGCTCTATACTGGGCTTTATCAGACAATTCTTCTGCTGCCTCATTGACTTGAGGGGTTCGGTATTCGGATTGTGTAGGTGAATGCATCACGTGGTCTACCCATTGTGCGGCGAACTCAGCAGGGTGAGGCCCTAGTGCAACAGGCTTACCGTCTTGTTGAATGACACATCGTTTAGGTACTTCCAACATCTGCTGGCTCATGAAACGGGATGTTTGATTTTCAACAACAGGGGAGAATGCATCAGTACCTAAAAACAAGGCTGTGTCTAATGGGGTCGGTGTCTTACCAGTGGCTCTCTCTATCTGTTGTCGGGTAGGAGCGCTTTTGGTAGAGTTAGGATGAAGAAGATTGCTAGGGGTGAATATATCCCTATCTCCTGTGTCAGGACCGTGAGGCTCAAGTTCGAGATAGTGCTTGCCATTGATTTCTACTAATGGGTAGAAGTGATTTTGAGAGACATTGTTCAGTCTAGATTGTATGGCTTCTCTCCAATGAGGCATCACCCTCGTCTTCTGAGGCTCTTCATAACCTAAGGTGTTAGAACCGCGTGCTCGGTGTCTGCCCCTCACAGCAGTCATGGAAGCGAATATGTTGTGTAACATGCCCTCTTCAAAGAACTTTGATGGGTGTCTAAGCAGGTCTTCGGGCACTGTCTTGTTTTTGAGGGCTTTCTGTAGTATTTCATAGAACGGCTCGGGGTCCTCAAGCACTGTCACACCATCAGTGTGTAAGGGTAATGTCCCCCCAAGGCCCCAAAGACTGGCTCTCAATTTCAACATGAATGTACGCTCCAATGTTCTATCGTGCTCAGCACCCTTCTTACCAATCATGTTATGTGCATAAGAGCCAGTTATCTTAGAAGTCTGAGAGGAAGCCATACCACAACCATCTTCCAATTGTTCGACACCGTTGTTCCTCATGTTGTTGAGTCGCATATTCGATGTCAGTGCTGGGTGGTGAGTGTGTGTATTACGAGAGGGTCTCTTACCTGAGTAGAACATCTTGCTCATGCTGACAAGCCACGCTTGTAGACCGTGCCCCTTCTTCGTTTGGCCGTACCTAACTAATTGTTGAGCATCCTCTTTGGTTTTGGGCATTTGGCCTTCTAATTTTTTCAAAGCCTTTGCTCTCCATTCTTTGAAGTTTTTCATCTGTTTAAGTCGGTTTTTATTCTCCTCCTTGGTATCTTCCCCAGTGTCCTCGAAAGCCTCCAACATTCTAGAAATTGGCATTGTGTCCCTAATAGTTACCATTCTCACGGCTGACTCATCAGGAGTCATCAAAGAGTTCTCAGCGAATACTCCCTTATCTGCAGGTATGTAACCAAGAGAGCCTTTGGCTTCTTCTTCGCCTAAGTTGACGCGCCTTAACGCTTTTAACGAGCCACGCAAATCTGTAGCATGTTCACTATGTGGCATCTCTCCCTCATCTAGAAGGTTACCAGTATGTCTAATGAGAGCGTTTCTCAGAAGGTCTTCTACGTCCAACGTGTCCTCTCTATCTTGTTGCCTTGCGTTGGGGTCTATTCTAGCCTCGTCACTACTTTGGAGTTGAGCCTCGCTGAACTCTTCTTCGGGGAAATCTGCGTTTAACATCTCTGAAAGTATTGGTAATTCAGAGTTACCTCTGATTTGACCGACCCCCAAACCACGTTTCATCACTATGTCATACTCGTTACCTAGTTCTCCTAGCCCTAATATGAACTCCTTGTAGCCCTTATCTCCTGGCTTTTTCATCTCACGCCTGTCTGATATTATGAAGTTCTCAGGCTCTAAGGCTCTGAACTCGTGTGGGTATCGTTGAGCATTTATTGCTATAGTGTCTTGGGACTCCTTGCCCAAACCCCCCTTTCTAGTGTGTCTAGTATGATGAGGGTACATTGGCATTTTCTTGAGGCCTGCTTTAATACGTCTCATCAACGATTTCTCACCATCACTAGAATCCACCTCACCTAGAGCGATGCTTTCGTAAGGGTCTATCCAAGGACTCAAGACTTTGTGGTTCAAATCTCTCCTTCTCACATAGGCAAACGGCTCAGCACTGTGCCCACCATAATCCAAATCAGCGTAATGTTCCGCCTTTCTCCATTCAGAGTCTGTTATCACTCCAGCCTTAAGTGCTTTATCAAGCGCTCTTTGTACATCAGCGATAGAGTCCATAGGCCAGTCCGGTATGTCAAAATCATCATTCCACTCATCAGAATATGCTTGTTTGAAACGCCTGTAAAGCCCACTCTTTCCAGAGGAGATTTCCTCCGCACTGTGTAGACGAAATCTATGCGACTCCTTCAATAAACGACGGAAGAGCATCTTGTAAATCTCAGCATCTGCATGACGAACTACTGGTTGTACGTGGTTATGGGACACATCTACAGGGCCAGTGAAGAAGTTCGCTGCTGATTCTTTGTTGACCATTCGCATTTGTTTAATGAAACGACCTATCTCCATACCGGAGAATCCTTGCCCTTTTACCCCATTCGAGAATATATCATCATCAGCAAAGTGAATAAATGGGGTTTGAGGGACCCCATCTTCATTTCTATTGTCGTCATCGGCATACAACTTGCTTTCGTAATCGTAACCCTTCTCATGTTCCGGCGCTAACTTTCTCAGATACCTTGTCCATCTCTCACCTTCTGACTCAGGGGGGTAATCAAAATCTCTCAAGTGATACTCAGCACAATGTTGGTAGTACGCTTGTGCTGCACTAACAGCATCATCAAATGACAATGCCTCCAAGCCCATCTCAATTGCGAGATTGCCATGTTGTTGATTAACATCCCTCAATTCATCGTAATCTTCACGTGTTGCAATCGAGGGATACCCACCGAGATTCATTCTCCCTGTTGTGTCATAGAGATTGTTCCACACATTTGAGTTCTTCACGCCGTCTAATTCTAACGCCCAGTGGTCAATGAACAACCTTCTCTTTTGTCGTTCATCGTAATCAGAGTTGGGGAAACGCTGCTCATACTCCCGTAACCACTTTTGGTATCTACGTTCATATAACCTATACCTCATTTCTTTAGGCAATTGCCCAACTAAGTCGGGGTTGAGATGACCAATTGAGTCTTTGTAGGCTTCTATTTGGTACGGGTGGTTAAACTTGGCTTGTACCGCACCTTTACCACGCACCTCTTCAGGTATTCTCAAAACATCCTCTGCGTGGTCATCGAAATACTTGTCGCCCTTCCCTACAAAGAACTCAGAATTAGGTAAATAGTAATCTTTGAGATGTTGATACAACAGTGGTGCTCTCGAGTTCTCTATGAACATATTGAGTAATGAGAACTCGTCAGGTAGAGTGGGGTCATCACTACCTTTCGCTCTATCCGCCAACAGTTCACGAACGGCTGCTGTATTCTTCTCACACGCTAAAGGATAACGACCTGCAGTCAAGTCTTCTGCGTAGGTTTTGAGCATCTTGTTGTACGGGGAGTTCGGCCCATTACCGATGCACGCTTGCTGTGCACCGAACTTACCACTAGGTGTGTTATCAGGTATTCTACTCCTATGTCTGAAAGTGCTAGTAGGTAAACCACTACGACGATTAAAGGGGTCTATGTTGCTGGGAGGTCCTGTAGGCTCTACCGGTTCTTTCAATGAATCAGTCGCCATGTACGGAATCTGTTGTACCTTAGGAGGGCCAAACTTAACCTTCGGTTCTACCACTACCTTCTGCTCTTTGAGAATATCTTCCATCTTCGATAGGGTATCATCCCAGTCGAAATCTAAATCGTGATTGACTAAATTGTGACAAGCGAAATATAGTTCTGCTGCATCGTCCTCATCTAAGGATAGTTGGAATCTAGCCTTTGCATTCAAGAAGTAGTCTTGAGGAGATTCACGCACACAACCACCACCTCATCACATTCCTGGGAGGTTAGGTGGTCCTCCTGCGCCTTCGTCTCCACCCATAGGCATGTCAGGCGCTGGCATATCTCCACCACCGCCACCTAGAGCCTTAACTTTCTTTCCTAACTCCATAAGCATGTCAGATATTCCTGCTGGGTCACTAGGTACTTCTCCACCCATTTCACCACCCATGTCAGGTGAGTCACCACCACCCATCAAAGCAGCGAGCATTGCAGCGTCGTCACCGCCACCACCGCCACCCATTGGTGGTTTAGGTCCACCAGGCATTGGAGGGGCTTTGCTCATTTTATCTCCCCCGCAACATTCTGATGCCATCTTACCATTACCGCAAGGGCATTTCTTTCCGCCCTTCTTGATGCCTATTTTCTTACCCTTCTTATTTTTGAGAGCGTCCTTCATAGGTTCTTTTCTATCACCGTCGCCGTCAGCATCTAGGAAATCGGGTTTTTCTCCTTTCCTAATACCTCCTGCATTGTTTTCATGAGCAGCAAGTGACGAGCCGGTTTGGTGAGGGTTAGCGTTGATGAGATTGACTGTCTCAGCAGAAATGCTTTGCCTCTTGATAGATTCTATATTTTCCTCCGGTTGATATTGGTTAGTCCAATAATGAGTCATCTGTGCCTCCTCGACACCTGTTATGTTCCTTAATTGAGAGTCATCTCTTAGAGATGCAATCTTACTCAGCATCTCATCCATGTTGTTTGCTTTCTCTATTAGTTCATCTACATCAGGAGCGTATTCTCCTACATCTACTTTCATTGGCTTCATTGGTCAACAGGCCTCCCTTCTGTCATGGCCGCCTCATTAGCCATGGCGTGAATCTGGTCCCAATTCATCTCATGCCATTCTTCATTAGAAGTAGGCATGTTGGGAACCATTACTCCATCTATAGCGATGGCTGCCTTTTCTATTACTTCGTTCCTGTCACCTCTGAGAGGGTCTCCCCATACATCTTCGGTAGCAGGAGTGCCGAACTTTACGAAACCGGACTTCTGTAGAAGGTATTCCGGACTGGAGACCATTTTTTTGAGTTCTTGGTTCTGCAATTTGAGATTGCCTATGTCACCATCCATACGCTCCATCTTTGTGATAAGAGCATCGACTAAATCGGTGACCTCGTTAGACATTAATCAACCCTCTGACCGAATCCTTGTTGTGGTCTCCAGTTAGAGGCAATACCATCAGGTCCGATATAACCGAGAGGTCTGTCGCCCTTGATGATAGCGCCTTGGTCTTTGAACTCCATGACCGGAGCACCACCTGCGTATATGTCATTGACTCCAACTGCTCTGTTACCATCTACTTCTGATTTATATATTGCAGTCACATCAGTTGCTAGGTAATCACTGGTTTGTGCAATAGACCTAAGAAATTGTTGTGCTGCCACTAAATCGTTACTTTCTAGTGCATTTTTGAACTCAGAAATGCTAGTTTCGAGTTTTCTAACCATGGGGTCCAGTTTGACAATCGTGTCGGACATTGGCTATGGCACCCCCTATCTCCACTTTAACATTCTCATCCAGGTAAGTTTGAGTCTTTCTTATTATTGAGGGGGTCTGAGGCTGAATCCTGTGCGTCTCGCACTGCATCTAATGCTTGCTCCATAGGGCCTTTTTTCGCACCTCTTTGATTCTTTTTACTCTTAGGTGCACCTGACTGTTGAGTTTCAGAACTGACTGGTGCTGGCCCTCTATCTCTCAGTCCTTGACTCTCACCCAAACCTGCCGCTTTCTCCATAGTCATTATCTCATTACCTCTAGAACGAACTCTTGGAGGCTGACCTGCAACTGTCTGAGCCCTCATGGCTCTGTCGGCACCAGGTATCATTGGTTGACCACCGCCTTGTTGCGGCATTGTTTGTTGCGGTATCCCTTGAGCCCCACCTCTACGAGGTGGCATCATAGGTGCCCCGCCTGGTGGCATTACACCTGGTGGAGGCATTTGTTGAGGCGGAGGAGGGGCGGCACCACCTGGTGGGGCTGGTGGAGGAGCACCTCCTTGTGGGGCCGCGCCCATCTGCTGTTGTGGCTCAGGCTGTTTATAGTGGAAACGTATATCGCGACCTGCATCTTCTGTGAGTTCGGGCTGAAATCCGAGTTGAGCCATACGTTGAGCGATGTTGACTTCCATCTCATCTCGTCGTAGACGAGTGACGTCATCTTCTTCTTCATTAGGATATAGAGTCATTTCCCAATCAGTGACACCCATCTCTTGGAACATTCTAGGGAATATATCACGGCCGTAGAGTTTCTGTCCAAACTCAACAGCCCTGTTAGTGACAAGGATTTGCATGCCTTCATTATTGAGACCCCCTCCCTTGCCACTATCCATCATGAATATATTAGAGACTCCGTAGAATGCTGCGATACGCATACGCAATTCGTCACGGACTGCACCATACTGCATCTCATCAAGAGAGTCCATGAATCTGACGAACTCTACTCTACCTCTACCAGTGGCTGACTCTATACCGACTTTAGGTATGTAATTAGGGTCACGCTCCATCTTTTCCTCAGCGCCCTTCCAAAAGGATGCAGTGGATTGGATATTGTCTGTGGTGATTGCGAGAACACCTCTAGGTATCCTTCTCTTTTGGTACGCCAAATACATGTAGTTATCCATTGCAGACAAGGTCATGGCCTGTCGCCACATTGTAGCCACAGGGCTTCTACCGTAGAGTTTAGACGGTTGGAACTTGGATACGTGAACTACCTCTCCCTCAATGTAGTATTGAGTTTTACCCGAGCCAGCAGTGTTGATGAAATGCACATCTTGTAATTCTAAATTGCAGATTTCACACTTCTTATCTTCTCCGCCAAACGGGTGGGTTTTGTCTCTGTGTACAGGACATACTAGATATCTACCCCCTCTAACCCCTCTTTTGTCAGCGACTATCCGCATGAACGTAGGGTCACCACGCACC